TTAGCGACGCTCACACCGACCAGGCATTCTGTTCGGTGGTGCGAAGTACACGACAACTTCGGTCGCACCAGACGATTCACAATTCTTGCAATCACGACAGTTCGCAGTTGAAGAGATTCTTCGTGCGTTCCGTGTACCGCCATCGATGGCTGGTGTGATTCAGTCAGGTGCGCAAGCATACGCATCAGTCGAAATGAACGGCATCCACTTCGTGATGCACACACTCCGACCATATGTCACGAAGATTGAAGACGGCTACTCAAACAAACTTCTAACCACTGGTGCATTCTTGAAGTTCAACCTTGACGGTTTGATGCGCGGCGACTTCAGTTCGCGTGTCGCAGGATATTCGTCAGGACTACAAGCGGGCTGGTTGTCAATTAACGATGTGCGACGCTTCGAAGATCTACGACCTGCCGATGGCGGTGACACTTACCGTGTACCACTAGCGAATGTTGACTTGGGCGCGGCTGGACTCACAGAACTTGATCGCAAGACCGCAATCGCTCAGCGTCTAATCAACTCAGGTTTCGAACCTGCCGCAGTGTTGAAAGCAATCGACATCGATCCGATCACACACACAGGTGTCGCACCAAACATGTTGCAACCAGTCGCCGAACCTGCACCAACTTACGATGTGAATCAGCGTGATGTGAATGTGACGATGCCAGAGATACTTGTCAATGTCCCGCCGGCAAATGTGAATGTTGCTGCGCCTGTCATCAATGTGCCTGAGACTGTGGTGCGTGTGAATGTGCCTGAGAATCGTCCGACTGTTCGCACGGTTGAGCGTGACGCTGATGGCCGTATCTTGACAATCACCGAAAGGGTTGAAGAGTAATGGCAACAGGACTATCGGCTTATCTTTGCAACTCGTTCCTCGACGCGCTCGGCAACAACACTTCTTACGCTGTCACTCAGGTTTACATCAAACTTCATGTCGGCGATCCAGGCGCGGCAGGGACTTCGAACGCTGCGACTGAGACGACACGCAAATCTGTTTCGTTTGGTGCGGCTTCGACTGGTGCTATCGCATCGGACGCAGATATCTCGTGGACGAACATCGCAGGTTCGCAAGACGCAACACACTTCACCGCTTGGGACAACATCTCGGCAGGTAACTTCTTGTTCTCTGGCACGATCACAGGCAACGCATACACAGCTGGTGACACCTACACGATCTCATCTGGCAACCTGTCTGCATCACTAACAGTCGCAAGCTAGTCCCGCCATGGCGGTGATCAGGTTCACGCTAGATGGACCATCAGTTCTTGACGATGAATTGTTCGGACTTGATGGACCGTCTGCGTTCATTCTTGACGCATCAATACTTGACGGCGACCGAGTCCTTGACGGCGGACAGTTCTTAACAACTGCAACCGGCACAGCGACACTTGGCGCACTGTCGGCGACAGCGACATCGACCGTCGCACACTTTGTGACCGCATCAGCCGAACTCGGCGAACTTGTCGCCGAAGTCGCACAAATCATCGTCACAACTGAAGCGACAGGCGAAGCACAACTCGGCGCACTTGTCGCTTCGGCAACCGCAACAGTTGTGTTGCCTGCGACAGCGTCAGCGAATCTTGGCGGTCTTATCGCTTCGGCTGTCACCGCAGTCGAGCAGGATGCTGTGGCAACAGCGAACCTTGGCGGTCTGGTTGCGACGGCCGATACGGCGCCGACACCGCCTGAACCTGAACCAACACCTGGACCGTCTGGTGGTCGCAGAGTTTATTCAACGACACCACGCAAGAAGATCGAACCGCTACCACCAGTCGAGATACCTGTCATCGAACCGAAGCGACGCTACGCGGTTGTCTCAACATCGTTGAACGGAATGCAAGCACAAGCAACAAGCACGATCACATTCAGTATCTTGGACGATGATGCTGAGGTATTGTTGTTGGTCTGAGGTAACAATCATGCCAATCACAAATGGATCTATCGCAGTCGGAACGGCTGCCACACTAATCACAACTTGCGGAGTTAATCCAGGGACACTACACATCAGCAACCTTGACAACACCGACACAATCTTTCTTGGCGGTTCAACAGTTGTAGTGAACGCTGGACACACGATCCGAAAAAGTGAATCGGAAGACTTCGTTATGTATGCAGGTCAACAGATGTTCGCAGTATCAACCAAAACAGGTCACTCAGTAGCGTTCACACTCATCACGCCATAATGCCTTACTTTATTACCGACAAGTCACCAGATTGTTCTGGTTGGGCAACCGTGAAAGAAGATGGCGAAGTCATCGGCTGTCACACAACTAAACAAGATGCGGTCGATCAGATGGTCGCGGTGTCTATCGCCGAAGACATGGAACCTGGTGGCGAACGTGCGTTGCCAGATAACTATCGGCCAGCGTTAGCACCAGATGTTCCTGAAGGTCGTGCTTGCGGGAACTGCCACTTCTACGACGAAGACAATGTGCAAGGTGAAGGAGACAACCTCAAGGCTTGGTGTGAAAGATGGGATGCTTATGTTGACGGCGGATTCTATTGCAATGCTTGGCAACCACATGAAGAAGAAGATGAAGAAGATCGTCAAGTCAATCTTGAAGTTCCTGTCTACATTCGCACCGCTGCACGCAAAGGACTCGACTACTACGGCCAAGGTCTTGCGGGTGAAGGGCTGGTCGATCGAACCGTTCGTGAGGCACGAGACTTGGCACGAGGTCAAGTCAGCGAAGACAAAGTTGTGCGAGCGAATGCGTGGGCGCAAAGACACGCAGTAGATCTTCAAGCACCAAAGAACTCTGATGCAAGCAACGACGAGTTCCCTGGTGCTGGTGCGGTTGCGCACTATCTGTGGGGAATCAATCCGTTGAATCCTCAGCCGGCAAGAAACTGGTTCGAGTCAAAGTCTGAGGCAATCAAATCTGAACGCGCACCAGCTCCGCCGAAGGATCAGATCACAGGTTCGGACAAGAATCCGAAAGGTTCAGCGAAGGCTCCTGCTGGGTCTGGCACTATCGAGTTGACTCAAGCGATTGAAGACGGTTTGAAGAACAAGGTCACTGAACACAACGACAAACTTGATGGTGCGGATCCGTCTTGGAAGCGGGCAACTGTGGGCATGTTGCGCACCGTGTTCCGTCGCGGTGCCGGTGCATATTCGACTTCGCATCGTCCAGGTGTCAGCCGTAATCAGTGGGCGTATGCGCGGGTGAACGCATACTTGTATCTTCTTCGCAACGGCCGTCCAGAGAATCCTGCGTACATCACCGACAACGATCTGCTTCCCAAAGATCATCCGCGCTCCTCTAGAACTCTGCCCGTGAATGTTGTTATGATTGACGGCATGAGCGAATCATTAGAGACACGCCGCATTCAGATCAACGACTTCGAACTACGCGAAGGACCAACAGGTGACGGAATGTCATTCACAGGTTATGCAGCAGTGTTCAACTCTGATTCTGAACCGTTGCCATTCATCGAGCGAATTGCGCAAGGTGCATTCAAAAAATCTTTGAAGAGTCGCATGCCGATCAAGATGTACATGAATCATGATTCATCAATGTTGCTTGCTTCGACAAGGTCAAAGACTTTGCGATTGCAAGAAGATTCAAAAGGTTTGCTCGTTGAAGCAGATCTTCCTGACACAACTGTTGGCCGTGACCTGTCCGTGTTGATGAAGCGCGGCGATGTTGACTCGATGTCGTTCGGCTTCTCGGTTCCGTCTGGTGGAGACAAATGGTCGGATGACGGGATGAGTCGTGAACTGCGTCAGGTGCGTTTGCATGAAGTGTCGGTTGTGACAGGCTTCCCTGCTTACACCGCAACTTCGGCTTCAGTTCGTTCGTTGGATATTCTTGCCGAGCGCACAGGTGTTGACGTTGACAAACTCGCTGAAGCGATCACAGTCCTTGAAGCGGGTGGCACTCTGTCAGATGAGTCGGCTGATCTGTTGTCGGGTGCGGTCAGCAAACTTCGTGCCGAACCAGCCAAAGTTCCTTCGTCGGTGAGTTTGATGGCGAAGCATCTTGAACTGTTGAAAACCTTCTAGGCATCGTCTAGAGTTACGTCTGCCGGTAAGCGTTCCGCTACGGCTAGAGATTGGTAAGCGTCCCGCTACGATCGGAAGACAACTTCCTGCGCACCACAACTTAACCAATCATGGAGTAATCATGAAACAATTTATTGAACAACAAATGGCTCAACGCGCTACAGCGTGGGAAGCCGCAAAGAAGATTCTTGATGTTGCAACCGCTGAGAAGCGTGACTTGTCAGCAGAAGAGACTCAGACATACGAGCGCATCAGCAAAGAACTTGAGGATCGCCAAGCAACAATCGAGAAGCTCCGCGCCGATGAGGCCCGTGAACTTCGTCTTGAAGCAGCAACTCGTGACATCGCAGACCAGGTTCGTCCTGTCGCTGATGCACCACGCGGTGTCCGCTCAGATGCAGAAGTCATTCGCTCGATGGCGAAGGGCGAGATTCGTTCGCACTCGTTTGAGAAGCGTGACGTTGTAAAGACATCAGCAGGCGCACCAGTACCAACATCGTTCTACGACCAAGTAATCATGCTTGCTCGTCATGTTGGTCCAATGCTCCAAACATCAACGATCTTGAACACAGCATCAGGCGAGAACCTTCAGATTCCATCACTTGCTCAGTATTCAACTGCTGCAATCGTTGGCGAAGGCACAGCAATCAGCGAGTCGGATCCAATCTTCAACTCGTTCATCACCTTGGGCGCATACAAGTATTCGTTCCTTGTTCAACTCTCACAAGAGTTGATTGAAGACAGCGGTGTTGACATCTTGTCATTCTTGGCAGATCAGGTCGGCAACGAACTTGGCTTCCGTGTGAACGATGCTTTGACAACTGGCTCAGGCACAAACCAACCAAAAGGTATCGTCACAGCATCAGCTGCCGGCGTAACTGGCGGAACGGGTGTATCTGGTGCGTTCACAGCAGACAACTTGATCAGCCTTGTTTACTCGGTAAACACAGCAGGTCGTCGTCTTGCAGGTTCAGGCTTCCAGATGAACTCGTCTTCAATCGCGAAGATGCGCTCGTTGAAGGACACAGCAGGCAACTATGTGTTCTCACCAGCACTCAACGCTGATGCGAATGACTTGCTTCTTGGATACCCAGTATTCGAGAACCCAGCAATGGCAGACACAGCAACAAGCGCGAAGTCGGTAATCTTCGGACACCTTCCTTCGTTCTTCGTTCGTCAAGTTGGCGGCATCAAGTTGGATCGAAGCGATGACTTCGCATTCAGCACTGGCCTTGTTACCTTCCG